TACTCCACTGAATAAACATATAATGCGATCCAGTAATATAAGTAGGAACACCATTATTATAAAACCATAAACCCTCTCTCCTTCTTCTAAACTCCTCTTCTATATAGTCTACATAATCTATAGCGTTCTCTCTTGTTAACCCCTTTGGCATATCCTCTCTAGTCCATCTTTGTTTATCCTTAGGGAGGTTGTGATATAATATATCTTTTTTATACCTAGGTTTTTTTGGTAGAACTATTTTTAAGTTTTCAAACTCTAAGAGCTCTCCTTCGCTACCCTCTATAAGATATATAGTATCACTTTTTTGCATACCGTTCAGCAAAAGATCCTTTAAAATCTTTTTTCTCTTCTATTAAGGATTCCCCTTCCTTGACAATCCTCAAAGCATTCTCTTTTTGCTTTTATAGCCTGTCTTCTTTTAGCATCATCTTCTTCTATTAAAGGTTTACCTATTTCTTCTATAAGAAGATCTACTGCACCCTTACTTGCTTCTATTAACTTCTCTAAAGTTTTAAGAGCATAATCTCTATTCTGCTCCTTCATAAACTGCTAAGACATCAAAGTTACGCATGCGAAGAAGTTTCTGACCATCTATATCCATATCATACTCAGAGTTTTCACTCCACATGACTCTATCGCCTTTACTTACACCCTGATCTTTCATCCAGTCATTTATTATAACTGCTTTTCCATGAAGCTCTACTTCAGATGCTGAAGTTTCTAAAAATATACCAGACTCAGATTGCTCTGGCTCTTTCATCTCTTGCTCCATAAAATTCCATACTCCTACAGGGATATACTCTTCTCCTCTTTTGATAAGGTATATTTGTTCAGCAAAAGCTTGATATATATTATCCTTATCAGCATGCTTGACATGATTTGTATCTGTTGCTACAAAATGATGAAACCAAACTTTATCACCTTCCTGTATTCCAGTTTTTTTAGTGTCTTGCATTGGTGTTTTATACACCGTACCATATTGTCTTGCTAATCTCATAGGATCGTAAGAGGTATCTCTATACAATTCTACACCATTTAACATTATAGTATCTTCTGTTTCTTTTTCTACCTCTATCCAGTAGATGTCTTTAATTGGCTTCATTTTTGATTATATTTACTTTTACTATTTACTTAACCTCGTACTCTTCTTCTAGTACTGCAGTATTATATTCTATAGCAGTTGGTTGAGAAAAAAACCTTTTCCAAGGTCTTGAAAACTCCTCTTCATCTTTTTTTATATATACATCGTACACTACTTGTTGATGTTTATACCAAGCCGCTTCGTCTTGAATTATTGCGGTGACTTCTAGTGAACCTCCAAGCATCTTTTGACCTACCTGATAAGTCAGTCCTTGCTTTAAGTCCCCTATTGTTATTTTTCTTATAATAGGGTTTATTGCTTCCATTTTTCTTTAATTTAAATTTATTATATATTTTACTACTCGAATAAATCTCTAGATAGTTTTACATATCCTATCTGCATACCTCTAGTTGCAGTAGTTAAAGTTTGAATACCTACAAAAGGAACTAAATCTATGTCGTCAGTCATAGCTAAAGATTTTGTTGTGCTTATTGACTGAGTTCCTCCACCTGCTGTTGCAGTAGTAACTAAACCATATTGAACATTATTTACAAAAACACTAATCTTTCTGTTTTCATCAAAAGATATTCTTAACCTATAAACAGTACTGGCAGTAACTGTTATTCCTAAGTTTGTTATATAATCTGTTCCACCTACACTATAAACAAAATGTAAATTACCATTCGTTGTTAAAGCACCTAAGTCATCATCAGTAGCATATAAAAAATAAGCTTGATTTGCGTCTGTAGCATAATCACCAACCTCTGTTAATTTTAATCCAGCCCAAAAAGCCATATTAGTTATAGTGCTTGATGTGGATATACCACAAGAAAATTCTATTTTATTTTCTGTACCAAAAGGCACAGAAGACCAAGCTGATGAATCTACTGATCCTGGCATTTCAGTTTCTGCATCCCTAGGTGTTAAAACAGTAAAATCATTATCAGTAGTTCCTGTAGCTAGTTTAATACCAGCAAAACCATTGGTAGGTCTAGCCGCATTGCTTGATAACTGAACGCCACCACCACTAGTGCCACCTAAAACAAAATTTTGATTAGGGATAACATAAGGATCTACTACAAAGAACAATTTAAACGTTTGAGAAGCAACGTCAGTTCCATTAGTACCAATTCTAATTTTACAACTACCATCAGCTATATCATGAACCATTACATTAATCATAGCATTATCAGCTATAGTGCCACCGTCCTGTAAGGTAACCAAAACTTGAGATCTTATTCCGTATATATGATCATTATTAAGAGTAAACTCAACAGTATCTGTAGCAGCTAAATCATGGGCTTGCATAGTTATTAAACCATACTTTGAGTTTAAAGTAACTGCAGTTGTAGCGTCAGTGTCTTGAGTTCTTCTAGCATCTTCTATGCCTAAACTTGGAACTTTTTCAAAGTACTCTACAAGTTCAAATCTATCATCTGATTGAGATACTGTACCATTTACTTTAAGATTTCCATCTTTATCAATTTTTACTTTTTCAGAACCATTTGTAGCAAAAGATAAAGAATCAAGAGAATGATCGTAAAATATTTGACCTGAATTATTCCTATTTACATCTCCAAAATAAATATTACCAGCATTTGATGCCCCAGATAATATAGACATTCCACAATCTGAAGAGTTTTCTAAAACTACTTGATTAGCAAAAGAACTAGCATTTACTGCCCCTGCACTAACTGATAAAACATGAAGCAAACCATCAGGAGTTGATGATCCTGTACCAACACCTAACTTAGTTACAGAAACTTTATCTGTAGAAACTTTTAGTGAAGTAATATTACCAGCACCTGTCTCTACATCTTTTAACTTACCATCTGTTAACTCTACAGAAGTTTGTAATAAATTCTTATAAGTAGAGGATATAGACTTTCCTTTTAAATTACTCATTTACTTTTTTCTTATTTTCTCTATAGATCTACCTGCAAAGTAAGCTCCATATACTGTTATTAATAATGTTTGATATATAGGTATGTAGCTTTCTTGAATAACAAATTCCCCTATATTCCCATCAAACACTGACAAAACTACAAAAATTGCAGTTAAAAATATACATATCAAAGGTCTAATATTCTTGGATAACCAGTTGTCAGACTTCATATCTGCTTCCCAACGTCTAGTAACTTGTTCCTGTGCTTGCGATTCAGCCTGCATAAGAACTTCCTCCATCTTACGCTTTGCTTCTAACCTTTCTTCTTCAGAAGTACTAAGATTATCTATTACATCCCCAACTTGCTTAACAACACCTCCACCTAAAAAATTTAGTAACTTACTCATAACTATACTAATTTATAAGCAGTCTTTTCTTTTTCATTTTTATAAGCTTCAAGAACTTGACTTCTATTTTCTTTTGATTTAAGAGATATGTGTATCCAAGAATAATCAAACTCATTTATCATTTGATCAAACTCTACACCTGATTCTAATACCCAATCATAAATAACCTTGTTATTCATTTTTCCTTTTTCCCAAAACTGCAGATCCAAAGCTTCACCCTTACTATGTTGACTACGAGATGACCCCCCAATAGCTTTATTGAGTTTCGGGCTGCGATAACCACTACTAATACGAATAGGACCAATAGCGTCACGCATAGGTTGAATGAGGTTATCAATAACCCTTTGCATATTTTCCAAATGTTTATCAGACATCTCATTGCTAATACCTAATCTTTTTGCTGTGTTACTGTGTTCTATCTCTGCACGAGAAAAATTTTTACTTAACTTCATAATTTAAATTTAAAATGCTTCCATAACTATTTCGTCTATAGAGTTTTGAACTTCACTCTTAGTAGCTTCCATAGTCATCATTATATTTGCTTGAAATCTTTTTACCTCTTCGTTGTTGTTAAATATCACAATAGTAGGAACAACTACTATCTTATATTCTTTAGACCATCTTGAATCTGCTGTTATATCAACTCTCTCTATTTCGCAATCAGATAGTTTTGACAACCAAGTTACCTCGTTAGCTTTATTAAAACTAGCATTAAACTCAACAGCTACCATACCGTCAGGGAAGTCCTGACTAAAAACTGATAATGACACAAAGAAAAATATAATTAGTAAGTTTCTCATAACTCTATCTTAAGTTATCAATCTTCTCCTCCATTCTAATCATTTGGGTTTTTATCTCTTTTACATCATCTTGTGTAGTCATAATAGTTTGACGTATAAGTTGATCTTTCATATCATACTCCATTCGAGTAATTTCAGGATCAGGAGGAAGAGGTAATTCTTTAGCATCTGCTATATCGTTTTGTAGTGTAAACCACATTCCTACTAATGTAAATATAAGAACAGCAATACCTGCTAATGTTTTTAAACTTATATTAAATGATGTTTCTTCGCTTAATTCTTTTGCCATGATTAAAATATTACATAATTAAGTCCAACACTAAAGTTGTGCCATTGTCTGTTCCAATACTTATTATATCTTCCCTCTACAAATATACCTAAACTTTTGTTAAATCTATAACCATATATTAAACCAAGAGAATAGTCTATCCATTGACCATTATTAAACTTATGATATGAGTATATATTATCTGTATCTAAGTGATAAGGCATAATGTTCCCCCAAGTGTGAAACCAA